AATAAAGGTGGAAAAATTAGTTATGATGTAGAAGACTATTTAACTGATAATTATAAAAACTTTATTAAAGGGGGTATGGTTGAAGAGTATAAAACAGGAGGTATGACACAAGGAGAATTTTCTCACGACAACAATCCTTTAACAGTTGTAGATAAAAATGGACAAGATACAGGTATGGAACTTACTGGAGGAGAAGGGGTGTTTGACCAAAAGGCTATGACTATGCTTGACAAGTATAAGCAAAATAAAGATTATAGTAAAGCTGGTAAATTAGTGTTTAATGAAATGGATTCATGGGTTGATGCTGGAACAGCTGAACATGGAGCAAGATTAAAAGAATATTATGGCTAGTAAAGATAGAAAACAACAAATAGTTAAGTTAATTCAAAAACATTATCCTGACATTAATGAAAATGGTGTTGCGGCTTTAATGGCTAATTTTGACATTGAAACCGACTTTAAACATACTACAGAAAATAAATACACTCTTAAAACCCTTGAAAACAGAAAGGGTAATTTAAGAAGTATGAACAAAAACCTTGCTAAATGGTTTCAAATAAAACACAATATAGATAACCCATATGGTCCAGAAGCAAAAGCTATTTGGGATAAACTAAGTGTTCAAGAAAGCAATGGAGTTTTGTATCAAGGTGATGAAAAAGCCACTTCTGCGGGGGGATATGGAGCTTTACAGGTAACTTCTGCTAATTACGGAGGGTTGCAAAACTTTGACCAAATAATTACAAAAATGGCCAAAGAGGACTTTAATGGAATGGACCCTCAAGAGCTATTAAATAAAGTTAAAAATGATTATGATTTTGGTGTAGAGTTTTCTTTATTGTATTATAAAAAATATAAAGAAGGAGATAAGTTAACGTCAGAAGTGCTTAACAATACTACTGCTGAAAATCTTAGAAGCACCTATATTAATCCAGGTGAAAATCCTGACTCAAGTTCTGTATTAAAGAATAGATTAAATCAAAAATATGAGCTACATAATAATTCTGATAGTTTAAATCTATATAAAGACACTTTAAATTTAGAAAATCTTCAAACTCCTCAAAAAAAAGAGCTTGGAACAGACACTTATGAAATGAGAAGGTTAAAAAAGACGGGAGATGCTTCTGTAGATTTTGATGAAATGAGAAGGTTAAACTTTCCAGAAACTGAAGTTGATAATAACCAAACGGGAACAGCAACAAGCAATGAAAGCGGTAATATAGATTTAAATGAGGTTCCTGAAAGCATGATAGACCCTGCAACAGGAAAGCCTTATCCTGGTTATTTGGTTACTGCTTCTGGTGACCAAGTAAAAGTTAAAGAAGACCCTGTAAAATTAGAACCTATACTTTTAAGTAAAATTGAAAACAACACTGGAGCTAATTTAATTAGACAAGCGGGGGGAGATGAAGAGGAAGTTACAGAAGACAAGCCAACAAAAAAAAGATTTATAGCCAGAAACTCTATGTTGTCAGTGGGAGATGAAGACTCTGATTATGTTTCTGATGATATGATAAGCTTAAACAATCCTAGTTCTGTTTCAGAAAAATATAACACAAAGTATTTAGAAGAGGGTGGTATAATAGATGATAAAAGTTCTATAATAAATGCATATCAAATAATAGAAGATTACAAAAATCTTTTCCCTAAATATGCAAAAGATTCTAATCAAAACACAAAATATGACATAGCTGGCAAGGTGGTTGCTAAAGGTGAAGAAGTGTGGTTTGATACTAAAATTTCTAAAAAAGAAAGAGAAAGTTTAGAGGCTAATATATTAAAGGGGAGTAAATTATATTATGAAAAATACGGTAAAGATGAAAGTAGAGTAAAGGGGTTTTTTAAAGACGACGACAAAGCAAGAGAAAATTATTTTAAATTTTTAAAAGAAGGGAATTATCTTAGCTACACAACTGATGATGGCGAAACATTTAGTCTAAACAATATGTCAAATAATGTTGAGGACATGTGGCTTGGTAGAGGTGTTGTTGCTCACTTTATAAATACTGTAAGTGGAGATTCAGCTAACGATTATGCTAATCTTGTTACGGGAGAAGACCTTGGTGATAAAAGTGAATTCAAAAAACTATTTGATACTAGTTTTAAAAACATGTTACAAGACTCAAACTTTAACATGTCTACAGGTAGGATGTTTTTCATGGGGGATAAAGAAACCGAACAAAGAGAGAAATATAAAAAACTTATATCTGAAAATCCTATTTTAAAAAAATTTGTTGACAAAAATGGTAATTTTACAGAAGAGTTTCTTGCCAAAGACCCTGTAGAATTTGATAATTTAATTCAACAAGAATTATCAGTAGTTGCAAATCAATTTAGAACAAGTCCAGACCAAAGTATATCTGATATTATTGAAAGTATTACTGGCTCAAATAAAGTTATTGATGCTAAATCTGGAGTTATTACAGATGAACAGGGCAATGAGGTTAAACCAATTACAGATTTATCTGCATTAACAAATGAACAGCTTGTTTCAGAAATGACTGCTGCTCAAAATGAAATAAAAAGACTTGAATCAGGAGAGTCGGGTTTAGAGGGAGATGAATATGCTAATGCTCTTCAAGAGCAAAAAACAATGCTTGCAGATGTAACAAGAGAAAATAAATCAAGAGCAGATGCTGATGCATCTTACAGAAAGGTTTTACAAAGTGATGATACTGCGCAGTTTGATGCATATAGAAATCAAATATCTTCACAAGATATGACCTATATGCTTCCTTGGCAAAAGCAACTTATAGATGATAGAATAGCAGCGATTGACGCTAGAGAAGAAGAATTGGGTGCGCCAAAAACATCAGTAGTAGATGGAGGTGGAGATGGAAGTGGAGATGTTCCATTAAAAAAAGGATTTGCTGATACTACAACAGGTAAGGTTCTTGGAGCTTTAGGAGGAGTTAGAGGATTAGCAAATACAGCAATGGGTTTATTAGCTTTGTCACAGGGGAGAAAACATGTTAAGGAGGCAATGAAAGATATACCAGTAGAAGAAGGTCGTCAATTAGACGCTGCTTGGAAAGGGTATATGGCTAAAATGAGAGAGGCTGCTCAATCAGGTATGAGCGCAGAACAAAAAGCTGCTGCCCAAAGTGATTTATCTACAGCTTATAATTTAGGCGTTAAAAATGTAGCAAGAGCTTCAGGTGGAAATAGAGCTATGTTTTTAGCTAATGCGGGAGTGTTAAATGCAAATAGAATTAAAGGTCTATTAAAGCTTAATGCTATGGACGCTAAAATGCAACAAGACAATTTAAAAGCCTTAGGAACAGCTGTACAATATCAAAATGAACATGGAAGAATGGTTGGAGAAATAGATAGAAAAATGGCTTATTCTGAAGCGGAGAGAAAATCTGCCTTACATGGTTCTTTAGGAAATGAGTATATTAAACACGCTTTAGGTGAAATTACTTATGCAACTGAAAAAGCTAATAACGCGGGACAAATGGCAGCTTTTCAAAGAATGTTAGAACAGCAAAATATTTCTTCTGGCTTAACTAGAATGTTAGAAGAAGCTCAAGCTACTAACAAACAATTACAACAAAACATAACAAATGCACAGCAAAATACTAACAATGCAGGAGGATAAAATTAAACAACTATGGCAGTAAATTGGAATAACATTATAGGCGGATGGTCTTCAGCGGCACAAGAAGGTCGTAATAGGGCTAAAAACGCAATTAATACTGAACTTAAAATTCTAGAGGCTAACAATAAGGCTAGTCAAATTGAACAGGCAAATGCAGAAGCAGCAGACCAGGTTTTGCAATTATCAATAAATGAAGCTGAAGAGTTATCCAGACATTATAGACCAGAGGATTTGGAAAAAATGAGAGTAGTGGCAGCAAACGCTGAAGATACTATTAAAGAACAACTTAAGTTTTATGGAGACGATATAACTGCTTTTATGAAAGGCGGGGGAATGAATCATTTAAGGCAATATAGAGATGCTGTTTTAATGAGTGAAGAAGCTCAAACAATAAGAAGTAATCACGCTAATATAGCTAAGTATTTAGATTTAACAAAAAATAAACCACACCTAGTTTCTAACATAGATAGAGAGGGTTTTGAAAAGTGGAAAACTGGGGAGCATAATGCATTTGTGTTTCATGGTAATTTACAACAATATGAACAACCTAGCCCAGAAGAACTTCAAGGGCAACCTAGTTATGCTCACGCTTTATTTAGCGGAAAGAATGCTCAGAAAAATTTAGACACAGCTTTATATAACTATAATATAGACACAAATCAAAATCTAACTTATAGTGAAATTAACACAGACCAGTTAATAAATTATGTAAATCAAACTCAACAACCTTCTGCCACTCCTGTTGACTTTCAGCAGCAAGTTAGTGGCCATATGAATAATTCTAAAAAAGCATCTGACCAGCTACTTATAGTTGGAGATAATATTAATAGAGGTTTTACAGGCGATTGGAATAGTTTTTGGGAAGATGATTTAAATAAAAATGCTTTATATAATTTAAACCAAAGAACAGGATTAACCACATTTGCTCAACAGGGTGAACAACAAGTATATGCTGGTAATATGTTTGTGGGGCAAGAATCAGAAGTTATCTCTAGTTTGTTTGATATGCAAAAAAAGGATTACAATGGTAAAATAAATAGAGACAATATTAATGCACTTATACAAAGAGGAACTGTAAAAGCTTATGATACAGATGGTAATGCTTTGTCACAAGGTGAACAATTTAATTGGTCTTATGGAGACGACCTAGATGTAATGGGAATACAGTATGGGTTTAAAGTAACAACCGACCACGATACTGGAAAGAAAAAGTTATTAACATATGATGACGTGTCTGCTGAAGGTGATGGTTCTGAATTATATAAAAACAAATCTAAAGACGGTACTGTTATTATAACAATGAGAGATAAAGATAGAGGTGTTAGTTTAGGAGGTAAAGATGATTTTGTATATTTGGAAATTGATATTAATAATCCATACATGGCACAAAAACTAGACAAAGCAGTTGGTGAAATGGAGTATAGGTCTAAAGCTGTAGCAGAAACTTCGCCAGGGCAATACGTGTATAATCCTGGAGAAAAGTTTTCTTTTACAGGGGATAGACCAAAACAAGCTATAACTACGTTACATAATGGTTTACAAACCTCGTTAAAATCTGTGGGCATAACAACCTTTGACCCATTAGTTTATTCTACAGTAATGGCTCATTCATTAAGCATGACTCAAGATGAAGTTGCTCCACAAGAATTTATTCAAGCTTTGACAACGTCTCAAGACCCAATAATGAAAGAGGCTTTAAACGAATTAAAAGAAGGAGATGTTTCTGGATATATTAATGTGTTTAAAAATAATAACAAAATGTCTAAAAAAGAGGCAAACAAATTACAAAGAGATTTACTTGCAATTATAGATGGCTATCAAACGCTAAGTAATCTTTATGAAGAATAATAAGCATGGCAGATATTAATTTTTTTAAAGGAGCAATACCTTCAAAAGAGGGCGTTGCAGAATACGACAAAGGGAAAACGCCTGCTCAGGCAATTAATGACATGTCCCCATCTTACGAAAAAATCTTTAAAGCTCCTGCTTCTACAACGGCATCTTCTACAAGAATGCCCGTAACACCTACACAACCAGAATCACAAGTTAAACCAGAAGACGGTAAGTATGGCTTTATAGAACAAGACACATTTGACCCAATAGATATTATGGAGGGGTATGAGTCTCCAGTGGGATACGACAGTGGAGAAGCTGCTATGCAAGCTGCAATAATGCAGGGTAATGTTGGTAATAACTTTGATTTATTAGGAGTGGGCGATTATCATTCGCAAGCAACTAAATTAGCTGCAGCAAACTCAGATTTTTCATCTGACAAAAACTATTCTGCTGTAGGAAAGCTAACAAGAAGTATTGTTGCTGGAGTTGGTTCTCAACTGTTTACTGCTACTGCAGATGTTGTTGATTGGATAGATAGTGTGGGTCATATGGCTACAGGGGTTGAAGACCAAGGTAGAAGTATTTATGACGAAGCTAATCCTGATGGCACTCCTTATCAAAGAGGAGAGGACTTTGCTTCAGGAGCTAATCCAGCTATGATTGCAGCTAATGCGTTTGAGTATTTTACAGGAATAGATATGCTTTCTTCTTTTACAGATGTTTTACGAAGCGTAGGGAATGCGTTAGAAACAGTAGATGATGATATAGAAGAACAATTTAAAGATGAACATGGAGGTAATTTTGTTAAATTTGATGAAGAAGGTAACCCTAAAGTAGACTACTCACAATTATTAGTTGCAGATTTTTGGCTTACTAAGGTGGCAAAACAAATTCCCAACATGGCAATGTTTGCTCTTACAGGTGGACTGGGGGGCGCAGCAGCAGCAGCGGCCACTACTACTAGAGTTGGCTCAGTAATAGGGAAAACGCATTTAGCAAAAGGAGCTTTAGCAGTAGGTAAAAAAGTTTTAGGTTCTAAGTTTACTGGACAAAAGGCTGCTAGGTTTTTTGGACAAGGTTTAGGGGCAAACCTATCAGAAGGGGCAGTTCTTGCAGGAGACGCTCACAAGCAAGCTTTAGAACAGGGGTTAACTTCAGACCAAGCTGCTATTGTTGGCTTACAAGTTATGAGGGACAACGCAAAATATATGATGATTGATGCCATTCAATACTCAATTTTTGATAAGGGATTAGGAATGATACCTGCGGGAATGAGAAAGGCTTCTAAAATGAAGTTGGGAACAGGGGTGACGTTTAAAAACTCTTTGGCAAGTTTTATGGTGGGTAGTGGTCAAGCTGTTGCTTCTGGTAAAATGGAAGAGTTTCAAGAAATATATCAAGACTGGAGAGTTCAAAGTAATCTTGCCTTAATGAAGGGAGAGGAACCACAAGGCTATTGGGATTATTACCACGACCCCAAGCACGCAGAAACTAGACTTGTATCTTTTGGTATGGGTTTTGGTATGGGTTCTTTTGGTGTGGTAAAAAGTGTTGTTAGTGACGCAGCCGTTACAGCAAACATTATAGATGAAAAAATAGAAGCTTCTGGATTTGACGAGGGGGGTTCTGGATTGTTTTTTGTAGAGGCATTAGAAAAATTAAAGAATCAAGAAAAAACAGGAGAAGGTCCGTATTCACAAGAAGAAATAACTATTAATAAAAAACACAAGGTTATTGAAAACGCCATACTTGGTTCAGTTGTAAACGGAGATGTTCAGCTTGGCAAAGAAAGAATAGAACATTTAGTACAAAAAGAAAAACTTACAAGACAAGAGGGAGATGCAGCCATTAAGCTAATGGACGATATGGCTGAGTCTTATGAGTCATTTCAAAATGCTAATTTAAAAGGTATGCCTACTAAATATAGAAAAGAAGTTGCTAGGCTTGCTTATAATATAGCTATGGAAAAAAAGGTAGCCACAGAAGTTAATCAAACTTTTGAATCACAAATAGAAGCCGTAAAAAATGATAACACTAGAAAGGAAGCAGATAAGAAGGTAGAGATAGAAAAGATAAAAGCTGAACAACAAACAGCACAAGAGGCAACAAGCGCAACTATAGAAAGTTATCAAGAAGGAATAAAACAAGTTAGGAAAGACGCTTTGAATGATTTACAAGAGCAGTCAGATGCTATTGACGCAAAGAATCAACAAAAGAAAGATGACAAACAACAAGATGATTTAAGTGCTCAACTTGAGGAACAAGACATGGAGGATGCAAGAAATGAAGAAAGACTTGTTGAATCAAGAAAACTTGACACTAAAAATAGAAAACAAAAAATAAAAGAATTAGAAAAGCAAATAGAAGAAAGTGAAGTAGAGTTACCTGAAGTGCAGTCTGAATTAACAGCTTTAAAACAAGCTCAAAAAGAAGAAAACAAAGCTAATAAAAAAAGAAAGAAAGAGTTAAAAACTATACAGCAAAGAGAACAAAAGAAAAAGAAACGTAAGTCTAATTGGAAACAAAAGAAAGAAGCTACTAAAAAAAGAAGGCAGGATAAAATGCACTCTTTAAATGAAGACTCTAAGCAAGAGTCTAAAACTACAGAAGACACATATCAATTAAAAGTTAATGGCGAAGTTATTAACACCAAGCGTAACTATGGTATAGAAGCAATCTTTAGAGAAAGATTAAAAAAGAAGGGTATAAACCTTATGGTGTATAGTCACTTTGCTAAAACTAAAAATGGAATGAGGTATTGGGGATTGTCACAAGGATTATCTATTTATCTTAATGCAGATAAGGCTACACAAGAAACTTACTTTCATGAATTAGCTCACGTGTATTTGATGGAGTTTTGGGATAGCCCTTCTGTAAAAGCATTGAAAAAAATAGTTCTTAATCAACCTGTATTTAAACAGGCAAAAGAATTATATAGACATAAGATAATGTTTAAGGGTGGTAAAAATCTTGGAGATATAGTCTTTGAAAGCGACAACATATTAACAGATAAAGCATATTTAAAAAAGAACCCTAATAAAACTAAAAGTGATTACATTGACTATGTAATTAAAGAAGCAGAAAAGAAAGGATTAGAGGTCTTGCCTGATGCAGAACAAAGAGTTATACTAGAAGAGTCTGTAGTTGCTTTAATAGCTAAATCTAAAACAGACCAGGACTTGAACTCTTTAATAGATACATCTAAATCTACTAGAGTAAAAAACAATCTTAAAAAGTTTTGGAGAAAAGCTAAAGGTAGATTAACAAAAGAAGACTCTGAAAAAATATTAAAAGAAACTGGTAATGAACAACTTGTTAACAATAAGCAAATACTTCAAGATGTTTTAAATGATTACAATGCTCAGTTAGAAGGTAAGGATGGAAAGTTTGAGTTTAGAAGAGATAGAGAAGGGTTAGATGGAAAGATGGCTCACATAGGTGAAGAACAATTTATGAATTATGATAACGGTGTGGCTAGTATAGTTAAACAAGAGCTAGGTAGTTTATGGAGAGAAGAGGGTTTTCAACAAGAAATAGATTCTGAAATAGAGCTACATGGTAAACCGCTTGCTGCAACTAAAAAAAGATATATACAGTGGGTAAAAGACAATATGAAAAATATTGACGAAAGAATGGATGCTTTATATAACGGGGATGCTAGTGGCGCAAATAAAGCCATAGACCAATACCAAATGTCTAACTATGAGTCTAAAGGAAACAGAAGACAATATTTTAATGAGATAGTGTTTGAAAAGCTAGGCGCTAGAGAAGCAGAAAAAGTGGATGAAGAAATGCTGGGAGAAGAGTTTAATGTAGTGGATATGTATTTAGAAACTCGTAATAAAGAAAACGAGAAACTATCTAAATGGGCTAAAGAGTTTGCTAGACTAGCCCCCGTAATAGATGGTGTAAAGAATTTGGAAAGAGAAGCAAGAAGAGCTTTGTGGACATCTATACATATTAAAGATAGCGTTGCTAATAAAAATCAGTTTATAGAAAACGCACAAATTTTAATTAAAGAGTTTGACACTAAAGGGGCTGAGCAATTTAGAAAAGACAGAAAGATTTCTGAGGAAGTGTTGGTTCGTTATTTAAAGTTTGTTGAACAAACATATAAAAACAACAACTGGGAAACAGGAGATAACATGTCTCGTGTATTAGCACACCTACACCATGAGATAAGTGGATACAAAAGAATTAATTGGTTGTCTTACTACATGAATGAAAATGGCAAATCTTCACTTAATCCACACAAAGGTGCTCAAGTTGTTTTGGGAGAAGCGTATTCTAAATCAGAAGAATCTAGAAGAAAAGACATAGAAAATGTATTCCAAAATGAATTTAAAGATAGCGTAAGATTTAATACTTATTTAAAAGACATAGTTGCTTTAGAGCAAGCTTTGAAAAACACAAACAACAATAGACAAAAACGCGAACTTGTAGCAAACTTTATATACGACAATCTTACTAGCGATATAGTAAAAGAAAATATAGAAGCGGTTGATTTAATGGACACGGATGCAGTTACTAATATTGTAGAAGATAATGCATTAAAACTTATACAAGAAACGTCGCTGTTTAGAGTAGACGGTGCTTTTAATAAATATAAAAACCGTTTAAAGAAACTAAAAGGATTGGGGCAAAAGTCCTTAGATAGAGATACAAAACTACAAAGATATGGCGCAGTCACACTTAAAGATGGACGTACACAAAGAGCAGATAAAATAGATGTAAAAAAGATTGGAGGGTTTTTGCCTACACTAAACTCTGTTGCAAAAAGTGTAACACAAGCTTTAGCTTTTGGTCAATTTGATTCTATGGTAAAAATGCCAGGAGGAGAAATGACAGCTAATATATCTAAAACACATCAGATAGACACATTGATTAAACAGATAGACAATCTATATGATACGCCTGGAGGAAAGGAAAGACTAAAAGCTTTATTCCCAGATAATCATATTATTAAAAGATTGTTAATGAATGGAACTAAACCAGATATAAGACAAGTTATTGGTGGGAATATATATATTGATGGCGTAAGAAAAGGTTTTGATAGCAATGGTGCCACTGCAAATGAAATGGCAGCCTTACAAATAGGAGAAATACTTTCTGCTATAAAGGGTGGTAAACAAACATATAGTCAATCTATATCTATTTTTAGTGATAAGAGTATTGATTTACATTTAAACAATGCACCGCTATATAATCTTACACAAGCACAAAGAGTGGCCAAAAAACTATTTAAAGGCGATGCTAATAAGTTTGCTAAAGACGCAATTAATTTAATTACTCGTGAGCTTGCTGGAAAGTATAAAGAGCTTGAAAATTTATCTGGTCCTCAAATAGAACAAATAGCTCTAAACTATGCAATAAACAAATACTATGCCAAAGACTTATTTATAGGGCCAAAAAAATATTATAAGCCAGGGTTTTCTGACTACATTAAAAGAGCTGCTGGTTCTGTAGCTATGTCTGTAGGTATAGGCAGTGATGTAAGACTTGAGCCTATAATGTTAAAAGATGTAGAACAAACAATTAAGGTAGACGGAAAAGATGTAAAAATAAATATGACTGATGCTGCTTCATTTATTTTACCAGAAAATGCAGAGATGATAAGAGAAAAGTATGGTGAAGCTAGAAATGTAGGTAAGCACTTTAAGTTTGTATACTATGGTCAAAACTTAGACAACACTACATTTGAAAGTCAAGTGGGGTCAAGACATCCTTTTTATTTAAAGACTAACACATTTGTTTTAACGGATAAGTTTGTTGAAGACAACCCAAAGTTTGCAACACTTAGGGACGCATTAAGAGTAAGAGAAGTTGCTACACAAGGTAGTGCTAAAAAAACTCTACCTATGATTGTGTTTAGGTCTGCTAATAAAGTTCTTGGTTCTAAGGAAACAGGAATAGACAGTAAGCTTAAAAGTGTAGAGGAGTTGCAAAGCATGATGGACAATGATACATTTAATGAGTTTCAAGATGAGTTATTTGCTTTTGAAGATACCAATGGCAATTTACAATACGGTTTAGATGGTAGCAATTTAGGTATACAAACTGAATTAGATAAAAGAGCAGATGATGCTTCTGTGTCTAAACAGTTAAACTTTATGTTTTACTCTAACCCTGAACTAATAGACCAAGCTAATAACATAATGGAATCTTTGATTTCTGCATATGAGAAAAAAACAAAAGCTGTTTTTTCTAAGTTTGGCTCTACTAGAAGACATCTTAATGATGAAAGCTTAACTAGTATATTAGAAAATGTATTTGATAAAGCTGATATAGATACTTATGGTTCTTCTGTTATTGATTTACTTAAAAGCGGTAGTTTAGACAGCGGAACTCTTGGCGCTCTTAGAAATATAGTTAAAAGCAATATTATAAGAGAGGCTATAAAAACTAGAGGTCCAGGTGGATTAGGCGTACAATCTACAGATTATGGTATAAGAATAGAAGGAAGAAGTGTAGATGGATTAAACCATTATAAAAGAAATGAAGAAACAGGTGATGTAGAACAAAACGCAGACATAGTATTAGATGCTTCTACAGCAAGAAGATTAAAGCTTAAGGTTAATGACGAGGTAATTGTGCAAAGAATACCAACATCTAAACTAGGTGATGGAGTTGTTTGTACAGTGCAACAAATAACTAGAGGTATGGGAACTATGGCTGCTATATCTTCTGTTACATCTGATATACTAGGTTCTGACTTAGATGGTGATGCGCTACATATTATAGGTAGACACCCTAAAGACAGAACTGGTAAGGTAAGTGCGGAAAAACAGCTTTGGAATGATGCTTTTGAAAATATGACAAAGTTTTTAAAAGATGGTAGAAACAAAAAATACACAGAGGCAGGTATTAATGAGTTAGAAACCGTAATAAAAAATCTAAATATTAAAGAGTCTTCTTTGAATGATTTGTCTCTTTTAGGCAATAGAGATACGTTTATATCTAATATAGGTAGTGGTGCTATGATAGGTGTTTCTGCTACATATAATAATGGTCACAAAATACTTAGCGCAGGTAACGCGGCGGGACATGAACTTAATTTAACTTTGTTTGGCAAAAAGGTTGGCCGTTCTTATAAAGACTCTGGTAACGCTTGGCTTAATCTAGCGTATGTTTTAAACATGTTCTTAGACAACGCTAATAAAGGCTATGCTACTATGCTTAATTTAAACGAGCATACATTTGGTTTAGCTTCAGAGCTGATATCAAGAAACGTTTCTTTAACAGATGTTATAAAGACTATTAATAATCCATCTGTAAAAGCTTTAGTAAAACAAGCTCAACTATCTGGTTCAAGCATTACTGCTATAGCAAGAGAAACTGTAATAGATAATTTAAGAGATGATTTAGGAGAAAATGCAAGCTATAAAGATTTTATTAACAGAAACTTAACAAGTATAAACAATGAGGTAGATGCTGCTCGTTTAATATTAAAAACAAATGATTTTGCATCTAAGCAAAGTTTAGACGCTATAAGAGAGTTGGCTAGTTTAGATACTAATCTTAAAGAAACAGCAGTAGAAGGTGTGGAAATGATTGACAGCCTTATTACTTTGGCTACAGGAGCTAGAAAAATGAGAGATAAGCCTCAGGGTGATAGGGTAGCTTCATTAGAAAAAATAGGAGAAGATGGTGTAAATGTAAGTGAAATTATATCTACAGAGTCAGATTTAAAAACATTAAAAGAAAAACTTTACACAGGAGATGTAAACTTTATTAAAAACAATGTAACATTTACAAACCCAATGTTACAAAGAAACTTTGAAACACTACTAAAAGCAGTAGACAACCAAAGAAAAATAGACCCTGCATACACAGGTAGTTATTATCAAGTAATTAATAAAATATTCCCACTTAATTCTATATATAATTCTAAGCTTCTAAAAGGCGTTCCTTTAAAGAAAATGGTAGAAGGTCTTAAAAGTATAGAAAGCAGAGTAAGGACATCTAGACTTATGCAATCTGATGCATATAAAAATATTAACCCATCACAGATGTTAAGTAATATTTTAAACACACAAGTTGTAGATGCTAAAAATGAAGCACAAGTAAAAGAGGAATCAAAAAAGACTGATGTTCACGACAATTCAATGCCATTGGTTTACACAATGAACAGGGTGTTAGAACACATTTATTCTTTAAGAAATGAAAGTGGATATGAGTTTATTAAGTTTTTACATATTAAAAAAGTAGCTAATCCACAAGGATACTTTACATATAAAGGTGAGGGAGATGTTTCTGCTATTAAAATAAAAGACGGACAACCTGTGCTAGAAAATGTTTCACACAAAACAGGAACAGAATATGTTGTTTCTCCTAATGCAGAGCTTCTAAAAACAATGAGGCCACAAGATATAGCTGCTGAGTTTAATAAGCTACCCAAAGATGTTCAAGAGTTTTTATATCTATATGATTTAATAAAGAACAATCATTCTGGTCCAGCTACACTAAGACCATACTTACATGGTGATATGAGAAAAGCTGTTACAAAAGCAACAAGACAAAACGTATTAAATTCTAAGTCAGATTTAGATTCTGGAGCTTTATCTAAAGTTTCTGTAGAGCAATTAGCTAATGATGCTTTAATAAATAATAAAGAATATATTTTTGATGCAACAGAAAACATTAGGCTTGCTGGAATTAGACAAAACATGAGTGTGCAAAAAGACGGCAAAACTATAGTGATGACAAACCAAAGTCTTCCTTACAATTCTGTAGTAAAAGTAAATTTACCAAGTTCAAGTGGTAATATGGCTTCTGTTTTATATAACACCTCTATGGTTGAAAAGACGCCAGGAGCTATAATGCTAACCCCTATAGACAACTCTGTGTTAAGAGATAAAACTATACCTAGCAATGAAGCTCCTGTAAGAGACAGTAGAACTAAGGGTAAAATGTTTATGCTAGAAGATACTTCTATGCAGGAAACAGAAATGAATAAAGTATTAGGTAAAACTAAAGATGGAAGAGAGATAGTTGACACTGATGGTAGGTTTGGTTCTACAGAGATGTATCAATTAGTAGAAGAAGAAGACCAGTTTAATTCTAATATGCAGAAGCTTGCTTTTGGTGATTATGTAAGAACTAAATACAATGGCGCTGACCACAATAAACTATCTGATAAGGATAGAGTTAAGGTAAAAGAAGAATACAAGAAGTATGAAGATGATTGGTACGATGTAAGAAGATTAGAAAACATGTACTTAAAGCCAGACAAAATGGGCGGTGTAGAAATAGAAAAGGGAAAGTATAAAGTTTCTGATATATATAAAATAATAAAAAACAAAATCTACCCCCTAGATGAAGTGGCTAGAAGAAAACTATACAACAACTTAGTTAAAGTTTTAGCTGTAAAAGTATCTGTGTTATCTATAGATGAGATTGTTAAGTCTAATCCAGGTTTAACTGTGGAAGAAATAGAAAAGATAAAACAAGACAGAAAGAAAATAAAAAGTGGTTATAAGGGCTTTAAAGACATCACCTATGCTAACCTATGGTTATCTCCTGATGTGTCAACACAAGAAAGACAAGAGATAGCTGGTATGTTAAGAAAAATAGAAGAGGCAGAAACATTATACAGAAGAGACCTTGCTAAAATACAAAACAAAACTGAACAGGCTTTTGATGGCTTATTAAAAGAAAAGTTTGGTGGCAAAATAATACCTTGGTGGATTACTAAATTTGCTTATCAAGCTATACCATATGTAAGACATTTTAAAATAATGAACAAACATATATTTGGTAATCTTATGAGTGAGGTTGAGACAGATAAGGATGGGGTTTACTATAGGGTTTTAAAAATGAAAGACTTTTTAAATGAAGACGGAACAGTTAGCCAATCTAAAATGGATAACGCTGAACTTTCTCAAGCGGAACAAGACTATTACAGAATGTATGTGGACACAACAGGAATGTTTGCTGACCATATGTACAATAAAACAGGAACTGATGGACAAAGAGTTCTAAAAGAAAAGAGAGACAGAATGTATATACCTAATCGTGCAGGTGGATACCTTGAAACTATGTTGGCTAGAAATATGACGGCTACATTTATAGGTTTTAATTACGACTCTACACTAAGAGGTATAAATGTAAATGGAACTAATCCGTTGTCAGGTCAAAACGAAACCAAACCATTAGGTCAATTCATTAATGATTATATGATAGCCCAAAAGGGCAAAGGGTTGTCTATGTCTGACTATAGAATGAAAAATGAAATAAAAGCTTTACAAAGAAAAGCACAAGGTCATTTAAAAACAGGAATAGACGCTAAAGGTAAGACTGCTTTTAAAGTAGAAAATGTAGAAAACTTAAGCACAGGAGAAAATATAAATAGATATTTAGCTGGTCGTTCTAGTAACTCAGAGTTCTTAGCTTCATATGATATACATACTAACTTAAACAAATACATTGAAAAGAATTTATTTGCACATGGTTTAGATAGTAAGTATGGTAATGCAAAAGGATATTCATTTAAAGGCGCTATGGAGTTATTACCTCTTATAGATGGTGTTATAGCTTATAGTTCTTTTAAAAACAATCCATTAGCTAAAAGATGGGTTAAGGAATTATATAAAGACACTTGGTTGTTCCAAAAGGGCAAACGTTCTTTAGTAGCAAAAGAAGGAGAGGGAAAAAGTTATGCTGATATGGCTGCAGAAATGCTAATGAAATGGACAATGTTTGTTGGCTTAGCGCTTAAACCTGCTGTTGCTGTGTCTAATATAGCAATAGGTAAGATAAATGAATATAGAAGGGCTGGTTTTACAACCATGAAAATAGGTGAAGGAAGATTTTGGGGAGAAATGAAAAGGTCTAAAGGAACTAGAAATAATAAAGTGTGGGGTATAACTAATTACTATGGTTTGTTGGCAGACTCTTCAGCTCAAACTACAGAGGGATTATTTACTGGTCCAATAGGAAACTTTTTATTCTTCTTTATGACTGGTTCTGAGGATTACATACAAAGAACAGCTTTTATTTCACAATTAACACAAAAGCAATGGGAGTCTTTTACTATGGAAAATGGAGAGATAAAAGTAATAGAAGGACGAGAGGCTGATTTTGCTTCTATAGAAAAAGACGCACAACAAATGAAAGATAATGTATACAGTGTGCAAGGTAGAGGTTATACAGCTACAGACCAAAGGTTAATGCAAAACTATTTTATTATAAATGGTCTGTTGCAGTTTAAAAGATGGTTTCCCACATTTGTTATGGATAGATTAGGCGGAGAAAGAGTGGATAGATTTGGTAAAAAGCAAATTGGTTCTTTAAGAATGACTGGAACTTTTTTAAATGAAATGTGGCAAGATGGTGATTTTGATTTAAGAGAAATTATGAGAGCTCTTAACTATGAGGGTAAAAGATTTGAAAACTTACCAGAATATCAGCAAGAAGCCCTTAAAAGAGCTGTAAGAGGCGGTAAGGCTACTTTAATTATACTAGCATTTATGGTGTTAAGCGGAGGTTTTGATGGCGATGATGATAACGATGGGTTTATGTTGATGAAAGCAAAACAATTATTAGGAGATTTATTCTTGTTAGGTAACCCAAAAAGATTACATTATATGGCTGCTCCACCTATGTTAGCTACAGGTAAAAACGTTACTGACACTGTGCAAAACTTTTTTTCAAACTCTAAGTATCAAAGAGATACAACATATTTTGAAAAAGGACAACCTAAATACAAGGGTAACTTTATTAAGCTAATGCCTCAGTTTATTAAAGATTTGGTTAAAAGAAAGGAGACGTCAACAACCATGGCAAAGTAATTAAAATTAAATTAGTATATTTGTATAATCTATAAAAAGAAAATAAAATGGCATATTCATCAACACCATCAGCTTCGGCTAGTTTAACTATAAGTCAATCAGGCTATACGTCTTCTGACGTTGCTATTTCTAGTAGTATGTCTTTGCATGATATCACTCATGCAGCTGGCTGTAAAAGAAGTACAGGATTAAAAAGAGTTGTTGGTACAAATAATAGTGGTGCTGGTCTTTTAATATTTGATACGTCATCATATAGTGCTGCTAGTGCAGCTGGTACTAGAGGTAGAGCTTATCTTTATGTTAAAAACCCAAACACAACTACAAAAGGAACTAGAAAGTTTCAAGTATTTGAAACAGACAAAGACCAAAATATGATATGTGAGTTGTTTGAAGGTGATTTTTTATTTCTACCTGTAACGGCACATGATGGTTGTGACATAACTGTTTTGGGAACTGATGACACGCACCCTTTAGAATATATGGTTATATATGAAGGTGCAGATGCAGGATATATACCAGGACAAGAATTATAATAATTAAAATAATAAGAAATGGCTTTTAATGAATCGTCTCCAGTTGTAAATGCAAACGTAAGTGTAACTAGTTCTACAATATCTAGTGCAAATATAAATGTATATTGCAGTTTTACAATGAGAAAAAGAGGCTCACTAACTGAAAATCTAAACATATCAAGCGGTGTGCAAAGAATATCTAATGGACAAACAGCCGCTACAACAATTATAACACACGCTAATGTTACAGATACATTAAATGGTTTTGTTTATTTAAAAAACCTGTCAACAACTGCTGGTGAAGAGCTAATAGTAACATTAGGCTCAACTGTAGTAGGAAATATTCCTCCAGGTGCAGCAGCATTAATTCCTTATCAGGCAGATAATGATTTTAAAACAACTACTGGGAGTAGTGCAACACAAGAATATGAATTTCTTCACATTTATGAAGATACAACACATTAATAATTAAAAAATAGTAAAATGGCAAGTATATTAGACCAAATAGGCCCTGCCCAAACAGGAAGTGGAGAATCATCTTCTACTCCTGGTAAAACTAAATCACCTAAAAAGGGACCTAAAAAATATGTAAAAAAAGTAAGAAAAGCTCCTTCTAAAGCTGTTAAACCTGTGGCAAAAGCTGGCAAAAAACTACCAGGTAAAGTTAAACCTGCACCTGGTAAAGATAAAGAAAAAACACCACCAAGAATACCAGGTAGAAGACCATAAAAATATAAGATATGCCTATACATAAGACAAGTTTATATGATGCGTCATTAGTTTTACAGGGTGGTGACTTTTTAGACCTTAGAGGTGTAACTGCTGTTATTGGGATTGATGTTAACGGAGAACATTCTGCTGGTAGCATAACGGTTAATGTAGATGGAGTGTCAGGAGAAGGGTTTTCTAGAGGAGATAAAGTAGTTAGTGGATTAACAGGAAGAGCTGTTGGAATAGTTGACCGCCCCACTGTTAATGGCGTTGATTTTAAAAAAGGAATTAAACACACTTTAGTAGACAATGACACTTTAGAACTGGCTCCTAAATATGAAATAGTAGGTATTATGCCTTTAGGAACTGGTACGGGTGGAAACTTAAGCACAACAAATATTGATATATTAATTCCTTCTACAACAGATTATTTTGGAACACTTGCTCCTAATGGTGCAGCTTGGGTTGACCATGATGACCATATAACAAAATTTGGGGCTGGTGCAGAAATAGAAGGTGTTTTAGATACTGGATTAGATTTGCCTTCAGGAACTATGTTTGAAGGAAGATGGAAAAAGGTATCTGTTTCAGTTGGAACTGCTATTTTATATTTAAAAACAGCTACTTCTCAAACATTTTAAACTATGAACGTAAGTGACCTGTATAAGTTTTCACTGGGTCAGTATGGTTCGGTTTTCGTAAGTGGAGGCGCAGCTGGGCAGCAATTTTCCTTATTGGGTTCTGCTAAATATTTAATAGGAGCCATTCAAGTAACAAGCAATAGAGAACTTACTTCTGCAGATAATTCATTTGTTTATTTAAACGCTGCAGATATAAACCCTATGTTTTATGGAACAAGTTATGGCGGTTCTATTACTCTTCAATTTCGTGGAATAGATATTGACGCTACAAACAACACTATTAAGATTAGAAACTCTGTTGACTGGAATATGATAAGAGATGGTAATAGCGTTAATTATTGGAGTAGAGGGCAGGCAGATTCTAGTTTGGGACTTAGTGCTGTAACAATAACAGCAAGTACTGCACCTACAACTGCAGTAAAATATTACATTATTAATAAAAATGATGGGGACAAAACAATTCAATTAGCTACCTCTGTTGGTGGTTCGCCTATTAGCCTTAATTCACAAACAGATATTAGTGTTGGTAATTTAAGAGCTTTAACTTTGCCAGCATTAGAGCCACAAACTACAAATAAAATAGAGCTTGCTGCAGACGGAGATGTTTTAAATTGTGATAATCCTATTTTTGCTTCAGGAGATAATATTATAGAAGGCTCTGTTTTATATGGCAGATGGAACTTTGTAAGAGTTGGAGCAAGGGTAAATGCAATTCTATATTTAATACCTAAAATAATATGATGGGTTTAGCAGGGGCTAAACGAAGTAAATGTCCTCGCGTTCTTAGTCCATTTGAAATAGCAGGCGAAAGGTTTAATGATGACATTGTTAATAATCCTTTATTAGTAGCTTGGTATGATTTTAGTGATAATTCAAACGCATTTTCTATTGAAAGCGGATTTGTTGATTTAGTAGAAGATGGCGAAAGAATAGGTCTTATGTATAATGCGTGTTGGCGTCCACTTGGTGGAACTGCCACCCAAACTGCTGCTTTAGGAAGTCATATTTTGGCGCCATCATTTACATGGGCACCGTATTGGACGGCTCCAACAGACACGGAAAGAGGATATGTAACTTTTGATGGAACAGGAAATGCTCTTTTTGGTGGAGCAACAACAGGAACGGCAACAGGAATAGTGTCATCAACCTCTATACCTATGAATGATTTAGCTATTGTGGCTGTAGTAAAAAAAGACATTTCAACTTCTTCAACAATGACTTTGTTTACTTTGTATCCTAAATCTGGAACTCAAACTTTAAATTGGTCTTATAATTCTTCACACGTTTTAGAGTTTCAGGGTATTGATGTATTCGCAGGTATTCCAATAGAAAAAATAACTCATCCTGATGCAGACGATGGAGAATTTCATTACCATTATATAAATTGTTTACCTTCATTTGCCGCCAATACTAATCATGGTATAATGGGCTCTGATGGATTATGGTATGGTGGCGGTGTTTATTCAACAGTTGATACTAGCGCTACACAAACAAGCACAATGGAATTTGACAATGTAAGTTCTAATATATTTTATGGTATAGGTTGTAAAAAGGGGCCTGCGTCTGCAGGAACATCTCCTAGTAGCTTTGATTTGTTTAAAGGGAGAATTTATGAAATAATGGTATTTAGAAAAAGTTTATCTGGGGGGTTTGAAGGCATGGACTCAGAATTCGATAGAGACACATGGAAACATGTACTGCATTATCTTCGCAGAAAGTATGGTTATATCAGGAATATTAACTAAATTTTAATTTGTATATTTGTATGATGAAAAAGATATTATTATTTTTTGTATTATTGGCTACGGTTTGTAGCTCTCAAAACTTCTTTAAGTATTCTACTTTTTATGCGTCTTCAACAATAGGTTCTTCTACCTTAGAAGACGGCATGTTTAAAATAGAAAACAAACAACTTATAGATATAACAGAAATTAATCCATATGATTATAATATAACATTGGGTTGGCGCAAAGTGGCTCGTTTTGACTATGAGGGCAAAATAAAGTCCTTTTATGACGGAACAGAGTCTACTATGTCTAATAAGGCGCCTATAGGGAATGCTAAGGGCTTTGAGTACTTGGCAAATATATCATTAATACGAGATAGAGGCGAAGAGTACATAAATCAGGATTTCTTCTTACGTTATTTGAGTGATTCGTACGTTTTTAAAGCACAATTTGTAGACAACCAAAGGGTAGACCTTAAATATGTATTATCTGAGCTTAAATGGCGCAAAAACGTGGGTAATTGGGATTTTACACTAGGAGGAGCATTTAGAATACACCCAGCATACGGCTTTTTACCAATATATGAGTTTTGGGACCCCGCGGTAACACCATTTACAGCTATAGCAGAAGATTTTGGTTATGTAAGCGAACAATGGATGCAGGGGAACTACGTGAATTATGATTGGTTTGATGTGTCTGGTGGAGACTCAGTACAAGTGGCTCACACAACAGGAGAGTTTATGGAGTACCATTTTGGTAACGCCATAGATGACTTCAATGATAGTGAACTAGAAAAGCTGGGGCTACAAAAAGAACTATCTGTAACACTAGGTGTCGCTTATTATAAGTGGACTAAAGAATGGTGG